CTTAACTTCTTTAGGATACTAGATAGGATTAAATACATTAAGAAGTTAATCATGCAGGATAAACCACCTGAGAGATGTTATGAACCTGAACCAGATGGTAAGTCAGGCAACATGAAGTTAGGTCTAGGTTGTAGCTACTGTCAATATAAACATGAATGCTACCCTGAATTGAGAACATTCCTATACGCTAATGGTCCTCGCTATCTTACTGAGGTAGTTAAGAAACCAGATGTCATCGAGGTAGATAGAGATGGCAACAAAGTATCGTAGTAAACTAGAGAAGGAATGTCACACATTACTAGGAAAGGAGTGGAAGTATGAACCCCATAGGATTGCTTACACAGTTAGACGAAATTATACGCCTGACTTTGTTTTTGGTGACTACTATATAGAGGTCAAAGGTTTCTTTAGGGCAGGTGATACACAGAAGTATAGAGCTATCGCAGAACAATTAAAGTTTGAAGGTAAGCATCTTATATTTCTTATGCCTGACCCAGAGAAGAAGACAAGGAAAGGAGGTAAGACTACTTATCGAGAGTGGTGTGGTAAGTACGACATACAAATATTTAGTACAAGAGAAGTTAAGGAGTTAAAGAGATGGACAAAGAACAAGCGATAAACCCACCTCACTATCAACAAGGTAGTATCGAGGTGATTGACTTTATCTTAGACCAAAACTTTAACTACCTTGAGGGTAACATTATTAAGTATGTGTCTAGATACAAGTACAAGAATGGTCTTGAAGACTTGAAGAAAGCACATTGGTATTTGGAGAGATTAATAAATGCTAACACTTGATGAGTTAAAACATAAGATACTAGAAGAAGGATATGATGAATGTCTTATCTGTGATATACTAGAGATAAGTGTAGAAGAATTGCTTGAAGCTTTTGACTACAAATTAATATTGAATAGGGAGAAGTTTGACGATGATGAGTCTTGAAGGGTTTGCAATATGGACATTGTGTATGTCTATGGTAGCTTACTATCTTATAGTTAAACATGGTGGTAAAGAATATGAGAAAGGAATCATAGATGGTATCAACATGTATGACTCAGGTAGGTTAGAGTATGAAGCTTACTATGAAGGTGACCAGAAGTATATTAAGATAGATATTAAGGCAGAAGATGAAGAGTAATTATTTAGGTATAACAATAGATAGAACTAGAGACAAGAAGATGTCTAAGCAGGCACGAGAACTTGTAACTAATTATTATCTACGAGGTAAAGAGAAGTCACCGCAAGAAGCATACGCCCGTGCTTGTGTTGCATATAGTGGCAAGGATATGGGTTTAGCACAGAGGTTATATGATGCAGTTAGCAGTGGTTGGTTTATGTTCAGTAGTCCTATATTGTCTAACGCTCCGTTGCCAGGAGAAGAAGTTAAAGGGTTACCTATTTCTTGCTTTCTTAGTTATGTACCTGATACTCTTGAAGGTCTTATACGACATCAATCTGAGTTAGCTTGGCTATCAGTTAAAGGCGGTGGAGTAGGAGGACATTGGGGAGATGTAAGACCAGTGAGTGATAAAGCTCCTGGACCAATACCATTTATTAAAGTAAGCGATTCATCTATGACTGCTTACAAACAAGGACAAACAAGGAAGGGAAGTTATGCAGCGTATACGGACATTAGTCACCCAGACATTATTGAGTTCATCAACCTTCGAGTACCTACTGGAGGGGATAGTAATAGGAAGTGTTTTAATATTAATAATGCTGTCAATATTACTGATGCCTTTATGGATTGTGTTGCTGATGATAAGCCTTGGAGTCTTCGTGACCCTAGTAATGGTGAAGTCCGTGATACAATCAGTGCGAGAGAACTATGGCAGAGACTCCTCGAAGTAAGATTCAGAACAGGGGAACCATATTTAAATTTTATAGATAGAGCAAATGAGCATTTACCACAAGAACTTAAAGATAAAGGATTACTCATTAGAGGAAGTAATCTATGTAATGAAATACACCTACCCACAGATGAGAATCGAACAGCGGTATGTTGTTTATCCTCCGTCAATCTTGAAGCGTTTGATGAGTGGAGAGACACAGGATTAGTTGCTGACTTAATTAACATGTTAGATAATGTGTTAACAGAGTTCATAGATAACGCACCTCAGGAGCTCGCTAGGGCATCACATTCTGCATATCAGGAGCGTAGCCTAGGGCTGGGTGCTATGGGTTTCCATTCGTACCTACAATCGAAGAATATTCCTTGGGAGAGTGCACAAGCTACAGGACAGAACATCAAGATGTTTAAGTTAATTAAGGAGCAGGCAGTTGAAGAGACTAAGAGATTGGCTAAGGTTCGTAAAGAATACCCAGATGGTAGAGGAAGTGGAAGAAGGAATAGCCATCTACTTGCTATTGCCCCT